TGGCAACGGCAGTTGTACCAGGATACCATCGATGGTGGCATCTGCATTGAGCGTATCGATCAGCTCAAGAAGCTCCGCCTCGCTGGTGGTTTCGGGCAGGTCATAGGAGCGGGAGACGAACCCCACTTCGTCGCAGGCTTTGCGTTTACTCGCGACGTAAATTTGCGAAGCCGGATTGCTGCCTACCAGCACAACAGCCAGGCCTGGGGCGCGTAATCCAGCCGCTAAACGCGCCTGAACTTTTTGAGCCACCTCAGAGCGTACCTGCTGCGCAATCGTTTTACCGTCAATAATTTTTGCTGCCATCAGAGAGAGGATTCCATCTGTATCTTTACGAAAGGGGGATGAGGATATTTTGTCAGAAGCGGGCCTCGCTGTCAGTCCTCGTTTGCTGTTTTATCCTGTCTGAGGCTAATTTAGCCTGTTATGACCATGGTTATTACATGGTTATTGGTGCGTTGCGCCTGGCCACTGAGTCGATTTACGCGCGCATTAGGCCCGGCGGTATGCTTCTTGTACAGTTGGTGGAGGATATTTCGCCAGCGTCGTATAAGCCCCGTAGTTTCCTGGCAAAATGGATTGACTCAACCGACGTGGACCGTATAATTCCACGCGTTTCACTCCGCGAAGCACTCGCTTCTCAGGGCGCCCTTAGCTCAGCTGGATAGAGCAACGGCCTTCTAAGCCGTAGGTCACAGGTTCGAATCCTGTAGGGCGTACCATTAAGAATCAGTCACTTACGCAAGTTTTAGTCCAGCCTGATTTCCTCCTTGTGTCGTATTTGTGTCGTTAGAGCCAAAAATGGCGTCAATTTTCCGTGCGTGTTCGGTCAAATGGTTTGGTGCCAGGTGAGCATATCGGCGCACCATCTCGATGCTCTCCCATCCGCCCATTTCCTGTAAAACAGAAAGCGGGACGCCGGACTGGATTAACCAGCTCGCCCAGGTGTGCCGGAGGTCGTGAAAACGGAAATCCTCTATCCCCGCTTTTTTCAGTCCGGCGCGCCAGGCGTTATTGTCATCCACCCGCATTTTTCTCACAGCGGGCGTCAGCGTTCCGTCAGGGCGATGTTTTGCCGTGGTGTGAACGAACACCCACCGGGAGTGCTTCCCTATCTGATCCCTTAATACCCTGCATGCGGTATCATTCAGAGCTACGCCAATCGCCTTGCCCGCTTTTGCGTTCTCCGGATTTACCCATGCAACCTTTCTCTGCATATCGACCTGCTGCCACTCAAGCCCGATGATGTTTGAGCGGCGCAGGCCGGTTGCCAGTGCAAATATCACCACTGGCTTAATGCTCTCCGGCATGCACTCGATCAGCCGCTCAGCTTCTTCTCTGGTCAGCCACCGTATCCGCTTACTGATCGGCTTGCGGGTTTTGATAACAGGAGCTGTTTTTATCCAGCCCCAGTCATTCGCCGCGGCCCTGAGAAGGGATCGAATGAAGGAAAGGTGTTGCGCCTTCGTAGCCTGCGAAACCTGCCGTGGTTTGTACTCCGGAACCGGCTTTCCCTTCCTCATCGCGGCATCACGCTTACTCTCCCACACCTGCAGGTGCTTACGGTTGATCATCCCGTTAACGGCTTCATGAACTTCCTCCGCCGTTATCTTCGAGACATCACGGCCGGAAAAATGCTGCAGCCAAAACTCAATTTTGGTTTTGTCATCATCCAGCGATCGCTTATGGTCCTTTTCCCGCAGCCACCGGATGCAGCACTCTTCGAAGGTTCTTACGGGCAGGTCGCCGATCTGGTCAACCCGCCACGCTTCCGCCTTCAGCTTGTCGTGGAGCTCCTGAGCCTGCTTTTTGTCCCCCGTACCAAGAGATCGCCTAACTCTTTTTCCTGACGGCGTAAAGAAATGACAGTGCCACACGCCGCCCCTGAGGGTGATTGACATAAAACTTCTCCTTTATGTTCACCCGCGTTCGCGATGACAGGATCGCGCGGGGTTTTCAAATATGCAATACACGCAGCCTCGGTAGTTCTGTACTTGTTGCCGACCTTGCGGCCGGCGAGTTCTCCAGAATCAATCAGGCGGTAGATCACCCGCGCCGACACGATGAGCAAATCGGCGGCCTGCTGTGCTGTTATCGGTTTGTCAGACGCCATATTCCCTCCCGGTTATGCCGCCCGCTGGGCGCGCAGCTTCTTAATGTGTTCGCTCTGCTCCAGTTCGGCTCGTATCTGGTGCGCTTCTTCGCAAGTGAGCGGCTCGAAATCGTTATTAAATCGGTCGATGCTTGCCATGTTGATCCGACCCTGGCGCCAGTAACGCACTGTTCTGGTGTCGCAGCTGTGAATCAGAACCGGCCATCCGTGGCTGTCGGCGTAAACCTGGCCGCGCTGTATCAGTTTGAACATCACGCCCTCCGATGCTTACCACGTAATTCCTCTTCTTCTTGGCAATCAGCGCAGCGCTGACAGCCCGCCACCAGTTCACGGCGCCGCTCGGGTATCTCTTCCCCGCAGTCGCGGCAGTGAGTAGCTGAAACTGCCGCATGGTTGATGCGCATGTTCTGGATGGTCATTTCCAGCCGGCGCTCTGCCAGCTCGTTGGCCTGATCGATGATTTCTGCGCTCATGCTGCACCGCCTTCGCTCTTTTCAGCTTCAATCGCCATCTGCTCAAGCTTTCGTGAAAGCTCGGCAGACAGGGCCTGGAACTCTTCCTCTGTCGCTACGGGGATCGGAACAAAACGGATACCGATATGAGCGAGTCCATGTGCGGCTTCAAGGCATTTCCTTAAATCAACGGGAGAGGCTCTGTTCATGCTGCACCTGCCTTGTCTTCATCCATTTTCCATGCCGTGGCGAGAGCGCCAGCCACTTGGTGGAAGCTATGTTTTACTGCCACCTTCCCATGGTCTCCGGTTGGCGAAACCAGTTCGATTGTGGTCAGCTCTCCGCCGCTTTCAGCGTCCGGGTAAAACTGCGCAACGTCGTTGGTTTCGACGATTACAGATCCGGATGGGGTAAACATTTTCAACTTCATGACTCCACTCCATACCTTTTGTTCATGCGGCCAATAACACTGACAAATTTCACCAGACTGACGCCCATCGGCTTTACCTTCTCGTAGTGCTTGCGAAGGATGGGGGGCATACAGCGTTCCACTTCGGTTTAGGCTTTACGCTCATCGCTTTGGTTATCTCTTCTGCGCAGCGACGAGCCTGGGCGCGGAGAGCGTTTTCTTTTTCTTCTGGCGTCATGCTGCCTCCAGAGTCCCGATCCGCTTTAACTCAGCCAGCGATACGGTCGTGATGATGTGTCGCGGGGTGATGTACGGGCGCCAGATAAACAGAAGCGAGCCTTTGGGATTGCTCTTGCGCTTTCCTGTAACGGATGCCGGAACAAACTGAACGCGACCTCCGGTTATGAGTCTGAGTTCATCAGCTGATTGCCTGGCTGAAATAAACCATCCGGTAGAGATGTCAGCTGGTAGCAACATCACTACGGCCTGAGACTGCGCCCGGGATTGCTCAGCAGCCTTTTCTACCCACGGCCCAATATCGGAATAGGGCGGGTTACACCATATCGCCCCGTATGACGTCCATTCGCTGTTCAGTGAGTCATCCAGCTCAGTGAGATAGTGAGCGCATAGCGCATTACTCTCAGAGGCTGCAGCATCCAGCCAGAAGCCAAACTCGCGGTCGAGCGCGTTGAAAATTTCAATCGGCGTTTGCCAGTAGTCACGTTCATTTTTTGGAGTTTTCGATCCGCCGTAGTCAGTCATTGCGCACCTCTTTTCGTGTTCAGCTCTTCAGCCAGCCGCTGAGCCTTTAACGGGTTTCTTACCACTTCACCAGATGGCATTAGCCAGCCACGATGAAGGACGGAGTACATGCACTTCACTTTTCCTACGGTTATGGCGTCGCGGTAATGTTTCATTTCCACTGCTCCCCGAAGGTAAAGCCGATCTCCGCCAGCGATTCATCCATCTTGCTGATGAACTCCGGCACCATTTCGTTGAAGTCGGACATGTATTTATCGTCTCGCTCAACGACCACGTGGTGAATGCCTTCTCGCTTCATGCGAGGGTCATAATTCGCGAAATACCAGGCATCCTTCCCGGTTACCCACATGCTGAATTGCACCTGGGCCATGTAGGCGGATTTGATAGCCTCGAAGCCGCCAAGCCTGAATTTCATGAAGTCGCGAGAGGTGAAAGGGCACTTCAGCTCAAGGCCGCGGCCATCACTGCACAGGCCGTCTGGTGAGCAGGCGGTGCGCATGCCTTCGTCACGAAAGAGGATCGGCGACTCGGTTACCTTCACGTCGGTGGTGAACTCAAACAGGGTACGAGCGTCGTCCTCGTACTGTTTTCCCCAGGCCAGCGCCTTGGCGTTAACTTCCGGCGCCACGCCGGTGCACACTTCGGCAAGGAGCGTAAGGAAGTAGGACATCTTCATATCAGTCCATTTCTTTCCTGACCTGGGTTTAGAAATGACGTTGTGAACTTCCGAGGCAGTGATCACGCCGAGGCGTAAGCGGTGCCAGGATTCATCCCCCTGTTCAACGCGGGTAACGTCAATGCCAGTTCGCCCGAGGATAATTTCTGGTGTCATGCGGCTGCCTTATTTTTCAGAAATCCGAGTGCCTTAACGGCCTCTTCTTGGGTCATATCTGATGATTCACGAATGTCACGGCGAAAAATCTTTGAACACAGAGGGAGCAGGTCGTCATCCCACGTCTTATTCATCGCAATAAGAACATCGTTAATCTCTTTAATGATTGATGTTTCTGCCGGGGTGATATCGCGTTCAGGCTGGCGCTGAGCGGCAAAGTTGATACCTTCTTCTCCCTCGGTGTTGACGTGGTCAATAGCGGCATCCAGACGCTCACGGCGCGGCCAATATTTAGCAGCCTGTTTAACAACCGTCTTGAGGATCATCTGCTCTTCGTCTGTAACCCAAGGACACTTCTTGCTGTTGTCAGATTTGTATTTCTTCCACGCCTCAGACCGGTCGCGGATTGAGTAGATGGCATCGATGCGCATCGTATGAGTGAGGTAATCTCCATCGTCAGTTTTTACCGTTACATACGCCCCTACGATGTCCCCGCGCTGCTCTTCGGTATCAAAGTCGTTGTAGATGTGGATCGGCGGCTTATCGAGCCCTTCGCGGCGGAACTGGTCGTTCCGACGAACTATGGCCGACTGACACCATTTAATGGCGCCAGACTGCTGCGCAATGTGCATCAGACCCATGTAACTGATGTCGAGGCAAATAGCTCCTTTACGCGGAACCAGATAAGCTAATTTCTGCGCTGGGTTAAGCGAAATGCCGATAGCCGCAACGTTGATGATCGCGTTCTGCGTGCTGGTCTGGTTCTGGAATGCAACTTTGGCGAGGTAGTCGTTGTTCTGAAATAGCTGGATGGCGAACTGGCTTTCCTTTGCCCACACCATCCTCTCGTCAGTTGCCGCTTTAATGAAAAGCGGCTCCTGTTGTTTGACGAAATCAATAAGGGTTAAGCTCATGGAACCTCCTTAAAACGGGCAGCCGGTGCGGTGATCCCAGTCGTATTCCGCCTGGGCGTAAGCTACTGCCGAGATGAGATCGTTATATGCCTCGCCAGCTGCATCGCTGCGGAGGCCTTCGTATGGGCTTTTGTCCATCGGCACAGAGAAGCGGAACAGGCCTGACGGCTCTTTCGGCAGGGTGTCGATAATTTCCTGCGCCCGATCTTCAATCCACTTTTCCTTCTCTTCGTCCAGCGTTTGCTCAGCCCACTTACGCTCTTCGATCACGTCATATGCGCGGTATGCGTTCATAGCTCGCTCCTGAAATTTGGTTGTAGAATCACCGGCGCGATAAAAGCCGCCTGATAGCTCAGTTAAATTCGTGCGCTGATATGCGCGGTTAATGCGTCCCGGCTGGTACCAGGTTAGGCAGCAGGTCGCGTGCCTCAAATGCTTTGCGAATGTGGCGCAGGTTGCCCTGAGGCTCGAACCAGAAGGTTTCTTTCAGGTAGTCACGTGAAACCTTCCAGGTGGCGCCAGTTTTAGCGTTCCGCATCATCACGGCGCGTCCGCTGTTAGGAATTGAGTTAGCCATTGAACACCCCCGTAACGTGCAGGATTTTGATAATCAACGCTGTCCAGATAACGCCGCAGATCAGCAGGCAGTAAATCAGTGAACGAATGCCTTGTTTGCTCATTTGCCACCCCAGCACGGATAGCTAGCTGCGATAACAGCAACCAAAAACGGAACGACCTTTAACCAAAAATTACGCCATGCAGGCTTGTCTTCTTCGCGGATCATCTCTTCACCTTTGCCTTATCGCGGCTAACGGGACGTTTTGACTTCACCCCGGCGTTGCCGGTGTTGTTTGGATGAGTTAATTTAAAACCATAGTTGTTTTGCAGTCAACAACAATAGTTGTTTAAATGACTATTATGGTTTTATCTGGTTGTTTTTATTGGTTATTTATTTTTGTAAAGCGTGCTGGTAAGCTCAAAAAAACATCAGATAGGGGGTGTTGGCATGCCGAACGAGGATGAGTTTTTCGCAGAGATGCACCCGCAGATAGCGCAGGTTATCGGGATAGCGGTTATGCAACTGTTGGTTGAGAAGCGCGAGCCATCAAGAGAGGCGCTGATAGAGATGATTCAGGTGTTGTGGCAGGGAGACCAGGTAGATCTGCCTGTGGAGCTGGCTCTGGACGTGCTGATGCTGAGGGAAGAGTAGGGCAATAAAAAACCGGCGCGGTGGCCGGGTTATTTAATTAAATATTTAGAAAAAACAGCTAGTAACACGGTTATCACTATAGCTGTAATGATTTTCCATGTTTGAGCATTCAACTCCTTATGTAGCTCTGTTTTTACTGACTGAATATCTTCCTTGGAAGCTAGCTTGTCTTTGATGATTGCAACATCGGTTACAAGGGTTGCGACTTTGTTTTCAAGTTCTTTCACTCTCTGAAGCATATCGTCTCCTCCGCCCCCTCCATCATCATTATTATGTGGTTGAGGGATTCGTTCTTCATCTTCAGGCCTCAGCTTGTACATCCTTGCTGTCACTATTGATCCCTCAACGTTGTTTTAACGATTACTATAGAGCAAGTCTTTTCATCAACCAAATGCTGCCTGCTTTGTTCATCTATTTCAAATAACTCCAAAGTTATGTCATATGTACCTGGGGTTGTAGGCTTAACTCCTTTTAGATGCAACTGAGTTCCAACAAGGAGACTGTTCTCATCAGGTTTTGTGAACATAAAATTTTGCGAATGATTTTCGTCATTGTTTGCGTTCGAGTCTAAAACTGAATCACCGTTATGCTTAACGTCAAGGGTAGTTACATACTCTTTTGATGAATCTAGGAAAACAGCCATAGTTATATAAAAAGACAAGGGAGAATCAAAGCTACCTACTGTTATAAGTGGCGTTGGAGCCATATAGGCTGTTATGGCAAGCCCCGCCTGGACTAGCGTGGGATAGAGGATAAGAATTTTTTCTTCAATCATGAACTGCACTCCTTGCTGTATCAACCGTGTTTTCGGTAAGTCTGCGGCATGCTGCCGATCACCTTGCCGAACACGAATACCCGGTTCATCTCGTCTTTCTCGATAGGGTCCCAGGCTGCATAGCTCTTGTTGTCTGAGATAACCAGCAGCTTGTCCTTCATCTTCTGCAGGCGCTTCACGTGAGCAGTGTCGTCGTACAGGAACGCATATATCCCGTCGCCGTCAAAGCTCTTAACGCTGATGTCGACGAACAGCAGATCACCCGGCTCAATCGTGCCGGACATGCTGTCACCCCGGACGTTGATAATCCTGATGTTCTCAGCCTTGCGTCCATCAAACATGTGGCGGGCTTCAGCTGGCTCATACTCAACAGAACGGAGAATCTCGACGAACTCCTGGTTCACGATGCCCGGTCCCGCACTGACTGCCAAATCCAAAATGTCGACCCTGAATACATCCTGGTTTGTGCGTGATGGATTTTTATCACTTTCACGATCAGCGCTCATGGCGCCAGTTCCTGAGGAAAGCCACTCAGGTCTAACCCTTAAAGCGTTAGCTATATCGAGCAATTTTGTGGTCTGAGCAGCCCTTCCAGTTTCAATCTTCTGGATCGCAGCCTGGCTGACCCCGACAGCCTCGCCCAGAGCCTTCTGGGTCATGTCTGCCGCCTTTCTGGCTTCTCTTAATCGTTCTGCAAGTGTCGTTTTCATCTTCTCAATTTACAACCGTGGTTTTATATCGGCAAACGAAAATGGTTGTTGACTAAATACAACTAAGGTTTTATTCTTTGTTTGTATTTACTACGGAGGTTGTCATGAACCCAACCATTAAAACCGCAATTAATATTGTCGGCTCTCAGAAAAAGCTTGGTGAAGCCTGCGATGTTTCACAGCAGGCGGTTTACAAGTGGCTACACAACAAGGCAAAGGTTTCGCCTGAACATGTAAACAGCATCGTAAATGCAACTAATGGGGAGGTTCAGGCGCATCAAATTAGACCAGACCTTCCAAAGCTATTCCCTTCGCCGAAGGGCGTTCCGGCCGCCTAACTGGCGGCCTTTCAATCAACACCAGAGGAATTATCACAGATGGAGAATGCAATAGCCCGAAACTTAGAGCCGCCAATCCTCAACCCAATTGAGATAGAGGGCCTTTTGTTAAACCGCCTTTTGTCCATTAGCCAGAAGACTTTTGCAGAAATGCGAGGGGTAAGCGAATCAACGATTAGTCGCCGTAAGAGTGAAGGGTACTACGCCGAGATGGCGAAAGAGATAGCAGCATTGGGCCTGCAGGTTGTTCCGCCAGAGGCGGTAGTAGTTTCCCGTCACTACCTGCAGTCAGTAGAAACGTTGGCGGATATCGGTTTGCGTGCGGAGCGGTGCCGCCCTGGGCCGTTAGGGTGGGACTGATGAAGGGTAGAAAAGGCGAAAGCCGCAGTGCGCTAACACTAACGGCTTTCTACGCGAATTAACTGGATCAATTCACAGGAGTAATTATGCCTAACAACAATCAATTTTACCAGGTAGAAATCCACAAAAGCATTACCCGTGATCGCTTTATCCGTTCTGTGAATCCGGTCGTGGCAGTGAAGCTGCGCGCCATCCTGGAAGAACTGAAACGTAAGGAGGTCCGCCGTGGGTAACGTATCCAATTTAGCCGAAGCCAGAGAGGCCAGAAGGCTCCAGAAACCGCGCACGAATGACGGTAAGGGGTTTGCCTTGCTGCACCGTAAAATTATGGACGTTCCGTTTTACAAAGACGCGGAAGCAGCTCATTTATGGGTTCACCTGCTCCTGCGAGCCAATCATGAACAGACGCTGGTATCAACTGATATGGGCGATGTTTTATGCGAGCGTGGCGAGTTCATTACCGGCCGCAATACCCTTGCAATGGAAACGGGGTTAACCGCTGATCGCGTTAAATCACTGCTCCGTAAATTCCATAACCTGGGCATGATCACTACCAAATCGAACAACCGTTTTACTGTTCTAAAAGTGGTCAAATATGACGAATATCAGTCAAATTTTTGTCCAGCCGGTGTCCAGCCAGTGTCCAGCCAAAACGCATTAGTACCAATGCATGCGGAGGTGGAGTGTCCAGCCGGTGTCCAGCCAGTGTCCACAGATAACAATATATTAAATAACTTACTACCTAACGGTAGTAAGTATGTCGCAAATGACCAGAAACCGGCTGAAGAGAAAAAGTCACGTTTGTCATGCGATGAAGTATGGCAATGCCTGAAAGACGAATTACCTGAAGCCAGGGGATGGAGATGCCTTACTGATGAGCGACGCAATCTGATCCGCACCTTCTGGAGCAAGGCGAACAAAATCGCACGCAATCTGGATGGTAAGCCGATGGACATGGATGGTTTTCGCGACTACCTCCGCTACATCGCTCAGAACTGTCGCTGGATGCTGGAAGACCGACCAGACCAGAAGTCAGGGAAGACATGGCGCCGCATGAAATTCGATAAGTTTCTGACGGAAAAACTCTACATCGAAGTGCGTGAGGGGGATCGTGATGACCGCTGATTTCATGACCCCTCCGCACAGCATTGAAGCAGAGCAGAGCGTACTTGGCGGACTTCTGCTGGATGACGACAGCAGCGAACGCACTCAGAAGGTTCTGTCTATCCTCAAGCCGGAATCGTTCTACTCGCGCCAGCACCAGGTCATTTTCGCAGAAATGCGCCAGATGTACCGCGACCATAAGCCGGTTGATCTGCTGACCCTGTTTGATGCTCTGGAAAGCAAAGGGCTGACAGAGACCGTTGGTGGCTTTGCATACCTGGCTGAAATGTCGAAGAACACGCCAAGCGCGGCGAACATCGTGGCCTATGCAATGCGGGTCCGTGAGACCGCGATGGAACGCTACGGTATCGAGAAAACAACGAAGGCGATCGAATTGCTTTATGCCCGCAACGGCATGACGGCAGAACAGAAGTTTGACGCAATTCAGGGATTATTCACTGAGATAACCGAGCACGTAAAAACAGGGCGACGGACAGGGCTTCGCACGTTCTATGACGCTGTTGCTGACTGGTCAGCAGAATTCGACGAAAGGCTCAAGCCGGATGGTCGTTCCCGTGGGTTATCGACCGGGATCCGCTCCCTGGATGAGTTGCTCGGTGTTAAGCGCATTGTGCGCGGCAGCCTGTTTGTTATCGGCGCACGTCCGAAGATGGGTAAAACCACGCTATACACCCAGATGGGTGTTAACTGCGCGACGGTCGAGAACGAGCCAGCCCTTATGTTTTCTCTGGAAATGCCGGAGGGGCAAATGGTGGAGAAAATCACTGCGCAGAAGGGGAGGATCTCGCCAAACCTGTTTTACCCGGACATGACGAAGGATGACTACGGCTATCACGGCGACTGGAACGGCGATCTGAAGAAAGCTACCGGTGTAATGGGCGCCCTTATTGAAACCAACAATCTCCTGATTGATGACACACCGGGCATTTCACTGGCGCATGTCGTGGCTGAGTCACGTCGCATCAAGCGCGAACGCGGCAAGGTCGGAATGATCCTCGTTGACTACCTGACGCTGATGACTGCCGATAAGGCAGAGCGAAATGACCTTGCTTACGGGCTGATCACCAAAGGCCTCAAGACGCTGGCGAAGGAGCTGGATTGCGTCGTAGTTCTCCTGACTCAGCTTAACCGTGAGCTTGAGAAGCGAACCAATAAGCGCCCCTTGCCGAGCGATTCCCGCGACACCGGGCAGATTGAACAGGACTGCGATTACTGGCTGGCCATATACCGGGAGGGCGCCTACGACGAGAACGCAAACCAGAGTGACACGGAGCTCCTCCTGCGCCTTAACCGGCATGGTGAGACAGGTGTTGTCTATTGCGAGCAGCGTCACGGGGCGATTTACGACTGCGATCAGGAAGCTGCCAGTCAGCGCCGGCGCGAGAAAGAGGAAAAACCGACCAAGCGGGGTGGATTTTGATGACAGGCAAAGACGCAATTCTGAACTACCTGAAAACGCATAAAACATGCAGCTCTCCAGATGTCGCCGCGGCTTCCGGAATGACGCATACCTGCATCAACCAGGCTGCCAATATCCTGGCAAAGCAGGGGGTACTGGTAGCGGAAGCTCGGGTGTGGCGGACGGTTTACTACCGGTTGGCCACCGAAGAAGAGATTGCAGGCAGAAAGAGCACCAATCAGATTTTCAACGAGTGTCGGCAAAGCCCGGCGATGAAACGGGTACTGGCTGTTTACGGGAGAACATCAGCATGACTATCACATTACAGACAGTAAACGAGCTCATAGCCTCCCTGGAGAGCGCAGGCGAGCTGTCGATCAGAGAGCAGAAGTTCCTGAAGCTGGCGAAAGAGTTTCGCATTTGCAGCGCTTCACTGGATGCCGCCATAAAAACCGGGAATGTGCTGGCAGACCAAAATGCTCAGCTGGCTGCGGAGAATGTGGCGCTGAAGGACATCAACGCATGGTGCAAAACGGATGCATTCAAAAACATGTACCGGGAGTTTAAAACAGCAGAGTCTCTTGGGTGCTCAGATGTGGATTGCATGCATGATGCAATGCTTGTCGCAATTATGCATGCGCCGGAAACCCCAGCTACCGATCGCATCATGGCCGAAGCCGAGGCGCGCGGAGTTGAGAAGTTCGCGGCAAAACTTCGAATCCCTGGTGATGACCAGTTTTTTGACGCTTTAGCAAAAGGGGTTGCACTTTCTGCTGACGACTTCGCCAAGCAGCTGCGCGAGGGGGCTAATCATGACTGATATCACCGAACTGGCGCAGAGCCTGAAAGCGGCAGCAGAGAAGGCCACTCAGGGGAACTGGAGAGCATTCCAATATCATGACGGTCGTTGTGGTATTGGCGGAGGCCATAACGATGAAATTATGGTGTGTGAGCACATCAGCAAAGAGCGCCCGCATGATGCTATGTTCATCGCCATGGCTAACCCTGCCAACGTTCTCGCGCTGGTAGAGGCGCTGGAGAAGGCGCAGCAGCGCATCGCCGAGCTGGAGTCCCGCACCGTCACCTTTAAGTTGCCATCTACACCAGAGCCAAGCGCGTTTGCTCCGTGGGTAGCCAAAGCCTTTTACCAATTCCACAAGGATACAGTTAAGTCATGCGTTGCGGTTTTTTCAGATGCGTGCCGCGCCGCTGGCATCAAGGTGGAGGTTGAGTGATGTGGGTGCTCATTATCTGGATGTTCGGCGGTTACGAAAACCCGACCATTACCACTCAAGAGTTTCAAACAGAATCCGCCTGTCGAGCTGCATTTGCCGAAGTGAAAAAGGTAAACAATGCCGACGTTTCTCTACGTGGCGTATGCACGCCTAAGGGTGACCAATGACCAAATCAACCATAACCAGAGAGCGCCTGGAAGAAATTGTCAGCGACCCAATGATTAATCAGGGTAGCGAGTTTGCGATGATGGCCCGCATGGCGCTGGCCGCAATGGACAGCGAGCCGGTGGCGTACACCGGCGAGCGCAACCTGGGCTATATCGACCGAGGTAGGGAGACGGCGTATCTGTGGGGCAAGCAGAATTCTGAGTCTTCAGACGTTGCGCTCTATCGCCACGCGCAGCCAGCGCCGGCAGTGCCGGGTAAATGGATTCCGGTAAGCGAGCAGATGCCGGAAGACCGCACGCAGGTAATCCTATGGGATGCTGAAATTGGAGAAGTAACAAGCGGTCACTACAGTCATAAAACACATACTTTTTATCATTGCGGCGATGCCATCGAAAACGAGATAACCCACTGGATGCCGATGCCAGCAGCTCCGCAGGAGGTGAAAGGTGAATAAAGCCGAACTATTGCAGAAGATATCAGCACTCGCCACTGAATGCCACACGCTGGCCTGTGAACTTGATATTGGGGATGAGCGAACCGAAATGTTCGAAATCTACGGCGTGCTGCACAACCTCGGTCGCCGCGGGTACGCCAGCCAGGTAGGGCAGAGAATGAATCCTCTGCTCGCATCCTGCGATGATGACGAGGATGAGGAAGATGACGATTGGCATGAGGATGACGACTGATGCCTAAATCCCCCGCAGAACGAAAAGCCTTCAGCTGAAATCAAACCCCTCTCCTGAGGGGTTTATCGTATATGCTCATTTTGCTTTTATCCCCGGGAAGGGCGATAATTACCTCGTCAGCCTGAGCAACTGACACGATTATCCGGCGCCAAGTGGGGACACATGGCGCAAACACTGCAATTTGAGAAGAGTTATCAAAACGTACTGATTCCCGCAGAGCCGGGAACCAGCGAATACCTGCAACTTATCCCGGTAGGGCAACTGCTTTGCGGTGAGTTCCGCAAGCCCCGGAATTACGCATTCCACAAGAAGTTCTTCAAGCTTCTGACCCTCGGGTATCACTACTGGACGCCTTCCGGTGGACTCATTGAGCCCGCGGAGCGCACCCTCATATCCGGGTTTATCGACTTCCTTTCATCCGACTTCGAACAGCGCGCTGCGCTCCAGAACGCCGCGGAGATGTATCTCTCCTCGATCGGTATCTCCCGTTCCCGCGATATGGCGCTGCTGAAACACTTCGAATCATTCCGCGAGTGGGCAACCATCCAGGCTGGCTTTTATGACGAATACCAGATGCCTGACGGTAGCCGTCGTCGTGTCGCAAAGTCGATCTCCTTCGCCAGCATGGACGACAGCCAGTTTAACGGCGTCTACAAATCAGTGCTGAATGTGCTCTGGAACTACATTCTGCGTCGCAAATTCCACTCGCCGGCTGAGGCTGAAAACGCCGCCAGTCAGCTGCTGAGCTTTGCGGGGTGATGGCTATGCAATGTCTTCTCGCCAAAGTAATGGAGCGCGGCATCTTCCGCGTGCCGGCGCGCCGCAAGCGCAAGGTCGAAGTTAAGCCTTCAGACATCCCCACCTTTCACTATACGGCTCACCTGGCAGATGTCCGCTGGCTGCGCCGCGCTGCCAGAAGGAAAATTGCATGAGCATTTATCAACGCATTAACGGCGCTGACTGGCGCAACATATGGGTTGTTGGCGATCTGCATGGGTGCCATACGCTGCTGATGAATGAGCTGGAAAGGGTCCGTTTTGACCCATCGCGTGACCTGCTGATCTCGGTAGGTGACCTTATCGATCGCGGGGCGGAAAACGTCGAATGCCTTGAGCTAATCACAATGCCTTGGTTCATGGCTGTTCGCGGAAACCATGAGCAGATGATGCTCGACGGACTATCCTCCTCCGGGAACGTGAATCACTGGCTGGCCAACGGTGGCGGATGGTTCTTTAACCTTGACTACGACAAAGAACGCCTGGCTATCGCGTTGTCCCATTTGGTTGCAGGTTTGCCACTCATCATCGAGGTAATGACCGAGGGTAAGAGGGTGGTGGTCTGCCATGCTGACTACCCTCATAACGAATATGCGTATGACAAGCCCGTCAATGCAGAACAGGTTATCTGGAATCGTGAGCGAGTGAGCGCAGCTCAGGATGGGATAGTGAATGAAATATCCGGTGCAGACCTGTTTATTTTTGGTCATACCCCGGCACATCAGCCAAGCCAGTACGCCAATCAGATGTATATCGACACAGGTGCTGTATTCTGCGGCCGCCTGACCTTGGTACAGATCCAGGGTGGTGCGCATGCGTAAACCTGCACGTCGTAAATGCGCCCACTGCCGCGAATGGTTCCATCCTGCCCGGGAAGGGCAGGTGGTATGCAGTTTTGAATGCGCCAGCGCGATCGGCAAAAAACAGACAGCAAAAGCCCGGGAAGCGGCGAAGGCCAGGGCGGTGAAGCGCCAGCGTGAATCCGAGAAGGAGGGGCGTCAGCGCCGTAAAGCAAGATTGGCTGAGCTCAGACCTAACGGTTACTACAAAGCCCAGGCTCAGAAGGCATTCAACGCCTACATCCGCGCTCGTGATGCTGCTTTGCCATGCATCAGTTGCGGCGAGACCAACCCGCCTGATCTGCATGGCGGCCAGTGGGACTGCGGCCACTTCAAAACGGTCGGCGCTTACCCTGAGTTGCGTTTTGAAGAGCGCAACGCTCATAAGCAGTGCAAATCGTGCAATGCCGGGGCCGGTAAGTACACCGCCAAAGAGTTGACGGTTGCTCAGCAATACGAAGCTGGCCTGGTCGCTCGTTACGGACAGGAGTATGTCGACTGGCTTAACGGACCCCACGAAATGACCAACTACCGCCGGGAAGACTTTATTCGTATCCGCGATGAGTACCGCGCCAAGCTCAAAGCACTGAAACAGCGGGAGGCCGCATGAACCACGACGTTATCGAACGCATCCGCGACCGCTGGCAAAAGCTTCGCCTCTGCCGGCACCGCGGCACCGTACTGGTTGACTACCGCATACTGAGAAATTTCGTTCGCATCTATCAGACCCGGGGAGAGACAGCATGACAGCTCAATACTTGGAATTTGTTCGCCAGCAGCTGATAGTGGCCACCGCCGATCTGAGCGGCGCGACGAAAGGGCAGTTGATTGCCTTTGCAGAGAACGCACAATTCACCGCTACGGCGCGCAGCCGGGGAAGGAAGAAAGTAGCCGACCCGGTAACCGGCCGCATGGTAAACCCATCCAGCCCGGCAATTCCCGGGCAGCAGTCCCGCGCAAAAGGTTCATCAATCGCTCTCGTTCTGCCCGTTGAGTACTCGACGGCCAGCTGGCGCCGCGCCCTCCTGTCGCTGGAAGAGCATCAGAAAGCCTGGTTGCTGTGGAACTACAGCGACAATATCCGCTGGGAGCACCAGGAGACGATCACCCGGTGGGCATGGGGGCAATTCAGCGAGAAGCTGGCTGGCGTGCGCATTGCAAAAAAGACAGTCGATCGCCTGCGTCAACTTATCTGGCTGGCAGCGCAGGACGTCAAAGCCGAGCTGGCAGGGCGGGAGGCGTATGAATATCAGGCGCTGGCGGAGCTGGTTGGTGTAGCAAAGTCCACGTGGACAGAAACCTACCTTCCTCATTGGCTGGCGCTGCGCAGCAGTTTTGTGAAGCTTGACAGCAATGCTCTCATATCGATAACGCGATCACGTTCACAACAAAAGGCGACAAATTTAGATGTAAGTCTTGCAAAACCGAACTGAAAGGCATATATTTCATGTAAATCTGATATCGTCGCCATAGCTTCGATTGTCGACACGCAAAGAATTCAAGCCCGAGGTTAACGCCTTGGGCTTTTTTATGCCTGCTATCCGGTCAGGGCTCTTGGGTAGAGACGTGCTGCACGACACGTTGAAACCCTACACGCGCAGAGCCCTGAACCAGATTGCTGGTTTAGCTCAGCAGGTAGAGCGCCTGCCTTGTAAGCAGGATGTCGGCGGTTCGATTCCGTCAACCAGCACCAGATAATGGCCTGACCTGATGACGGGCTCATAATCCAATCCATCAGGGCGTTGTTGGCGCAGCGCAACAGGCCGCCAGACCCAGCCAGGGTATTTTCGGTCATCACCGACATTGCTATTACCCTCATGCTTATTGCCCGCCTTTTTGCGGGCTTTTTTATTTTCAGGGTCGCGGGAATCATCCTCGACGCTTTGTTGGTAAATCAGCCCGACGGCCCTGACCTTCTCACACACAGCTTCCCGATCTTTCATCGGAGGCGGTAACTATGGCTAAGCGTATGCAAGACAAAGAGAGCATTGCCGGGATGTCCTGGCTGGTTCTGCTGATCATTGCTTGCTGGGGTGGACTTGTCCGCTACCTGATAGATGTGAAGCAGAGCAAGGCAACATGGAGCTTGATCAATGCTCTTGCCCAAATGGTGGTTTCAGGGTTTACCGGCGTTATTGCTGGCCTGGTGAGCATTGAAAGCGGACTAAGCATTTACATGATTCTGGCAACCGCGGGGATAAGCGGCGCGATGGGCTCCGTAGCGTTGACCTATTTCTGGGAACGCCTGACGGGGATTAAAGATGCAAATCAGTAATAACGGCATCGCGCTGATTAAGCGATTTGAGGGTTGTAGGTTAACCGCATACCCAGACCCTGGCACCGGCGGTGATCCATGGACGATTGGCTACGGCTGGACGGGAAAAGTAGACGGAAAGCCTATCAAGCCCGGAATGAAGATTGACGACGCAACGGCGGATCGCCTGCTGCGCACTGGCGTGGTGAGCTTTGACCAGGCTGTAAGCAAAATGCTCAAAGTCTCCGTTACCCAGAACCAGTATGACGCGCTTGTATCGCTGGCCTACAACATCGGTACGCGAGCGTTATCTACATCAACGCTGATGAAGAAGATGAATGCAGGTGATGTGAAAGGCGCGGCTGATGAGTTCCTTCGCTGGAACCGGTCAGGCGGCAAGGTAATGGCTGGCCTCACCAATCGCCGCAAGGCAGAGCGAGAAGTCTTTTTATCGTGAACACGGGGAACCTATGAACTATCTCATTAACCGGCTAAAAGAGCCGTCAACATGGCGCGGCATCATCCTGGTCATTGCTGGCGTATTTGGCTACCAGATGCCTCCCGGCATTCAGGAAACCGTCATCGCTGGCGGCGTAGCGCTGGCTGGCGTTGTTGGTGCGGTGATGCCGGACAGTGTTAAGAAATGATCGCGCGATAGGCATTACAGAGCCACTTCCAGAGGTGGCTCGATAATGTCACAACGAGGTGAGTCATATGCGCACTACTGGAATCCTAATGGCGGAAATTATGCTTCGCCCATACATGAAGCCGCTGCTCATCCTTTCAGTGCTTTTGCGCTGGGGCTGGCTCACTAAGAAGTGTATCCGGATTAGCCCTGCAATTGGCAAGCGGGTGTAATTATAAAGTTCTGCAAATGGTGTCTGAAAAGCGCCATTGACAGAGTTTTATATAAGTTTATTGATACCTCGGTGTCGAAATTACCGAGCAAGTATCTTCGGTGGCCAGAGGATTGTTCTGCATGACTGAAAATGAAAATCGCAGACCATTCCCTCCCGTCAACTTCACTGGCGAAAACTGGCTGCCTTATACCCGGCTGATCCCTGCCACCGAAATCGGCGAATGGGTAAATCAGAACATCCTCTCCGAAGAGGGCCAAATCCATAACCCTGACCATACGCACTTGGTCGACGCTGATGTGGCGTTCATGTGGGCCTCTGGCTCATTCGCCAAAAGCGGCCGCATTGTGCTTGGACAATGTGAGCAGGTAATGATGCGAGCAGGCGGCTGGCAGAAGTCCCGCATGGAGCAGCAGATGCATGAATGGTTCGGTCGTATACCTAAGTTCATCATCACCCTGGCTGCTGACTACTGCGAGCAATGTAACGATCTGGAGTTCTGCGCACTGGTAGAGCATGAGCTTTATCACATCGCCCAGGCTACCGACGACTATGGCGCGCCGAAGTTCAACAAAGAGACCGGAATGCCGGTGCTTAAACTTCGCGGCCATGACGTCGAGGAGTTCGTCGGAGTGGTCCGGCGTTACGGCGCCAGCAAAGACGTGCAGGAAATGGTGGATGCGGCGAACAGGCCGGCGGAGGTTGCTCATATCGATGTTGCCAGAGCATGCGGGACGTGCATGCTGAAACTGGCTTAATAACTGGACTGTACTGGACGGATGGTGATACATGGCCGCACTAAAACCAGAGGTGAAAGCCGCCATTGTTCAAATGCTTGCGTGCTATGACACGCCTTCGCAGGTGGTCGATGCTGTCCAGAAAGATTTCGGTATCCCCATCACCCGGCAGCAGGTCGAAACACACGATCCGACAAAGGTTAGCGGGAAGACTCTCGCCAAAAAATGGGTCGACCTTTTCAACCGCACCCGTGACCGATTCCTCAACGAAATATCCGACATTCCGATCGCCAACAAAGCCTATCGCCTGCGCGTCCTGCAGCGAATGTCTACGACTGCCGAAGGTATGAAAAACCTCGGCATGACAGCTCAGTTACTGGAGCAGGCTGCAAAAGAGGTTGGCGACGCCTACAGCAACAAGCAAAAGGTCGAGCTGACCGGTAAAGACGGCGGCCCACTGAATCAGGTGACGTACACCGCTGAAGACTATGCGAAGGCCCAGCAGAAGCTGGAGGGAAGGTTAGAAGGGCTGGACTGATATGAGCGGAATTATCGAATGGGATGACCTGTCATTCCCGGAGCGCGTGATCATCCGTTCAAAGTCCACGAAGTCATTCCTCAACTTCACCCGGATATGGTTCGAGTTGATTCAGGGCGATCGGCTGCTGGTTAACTGGCATCACCGCCTGATGGCTTCGAAAATTGATGATCTGCTTGCCGGGCGCCTTGTCCCGCGAAACCTGATTATCAACATCCCGCCCGGAGGTACGAAAACAGAGTTCTTCTCCATCCACTTTCCGGCGTATGTCAACGCCCTGGTGCAGGAGAAGCGGCTTAAACGCTTTCGCAACCTGAATATCTCTTTTGCTGACACGCTGGTAAAGCGTAACAGCCGGCGCACCCGCGACATTATCGCCAGCCGCGAATACCAGGAGTTCTGGCCCTGCTCGTTTGGTGTCAACCAGGCGGAAGAGTGGGAGATAAAGGACGAACGAGGGCGCTCAATAGGGCAAACGGTATCTCGCTCAAGCAACGGGCAAATCACCGGTGGCCGTGGTGGCTACTACGGCCCTGAGTTCTCCGGCATGGTGATGCTGGACGACTACAACAAGCCGGTGGACATGCTCAGCGAGTCCCGGCGTAAAAGTGCGAATACGCTGCTGGTAAACACGATTCGCTCACGCCGCGGCGATAAGTCGAAAGAGCACCCGACGCCATTTGTAAGCATCCAGCAGCGTCTGCACACCGACGACGCAACGGGCTTCATGCTTGCCGGCGGGATGGGTGTGCCGTTTCACCATGTCGCTATACCAGCCATTATCGACGAGAAGTACATCCAGTCGCTCGATGAGCCATGGCGTTCGCTTTGCTGGGAAACGGTCAAAGATACCGATTCTGTGGTCGTTGGAGGCGTTCGCTACTGGTCTTACTGGCCGCAGATGGAAGACGTAAACGACCTCCTGCAGTTGTGGGAAAAGGATCGCTATACCTTCCTGTCGCAATACCAGCAAAACCCGATGGCGCTGACAGGCGGGATCATCGACACCAGCTGGTTCAGAACGTACACCACGCTGCCGAAGCTTACGCATCGTGCCGTGTATGTCGATACGAACAGCGGGAAGGTAGAGGACTGGCTGGATTACACCGTGTTTACGCTGGCTGGCATGGGCGTGGACGGTAATCTGTACATCATCGACGTCGTTCGCGGTCGGTGGGACCCGGAAGACCTCCTGAAGAAAGCGGAAGAGGTTTGGGAGAAATGGCGCCTGTCTGGCTCCATGCGGGTTATGCCGCTGCGTCATATGGCCATTGAAGAGAAGCAGGCCGGGCAGGGCCTCATCACCACGCTGAAAAAACGTAGCCAGACACCCGGGCAACTCGCCATCCCGGTGAGGGAAATTCCGCGTGGCACAGGGCAGAACAAGCTTGTTCGCTGCCTTAACGTCATCCCCCAAATCAAAACCGGAAAAGTGTTCGTCCCCGCGACGCACACCGACGACGGACAGAAGCTTTCCAGCATCTTCTACGAGGACGGCACGATCGCAGGCTCAACGGAGTGGGTGCTGACGGCGATGACGGAATGCGCTGCTTTCTCCGCTGATGACAGTCACGACAACGACGACATCCTCGATACCTGGATGGACGCAATCGACGACAACCTGATTTCCGGCCCGCAGCCGATGGTTATCGACCCGAATCAACTCAGGAGAATTTAAGTGTGGTGGTTTAAAAAGAAAGAAGTCGCCGCGCCTGAGCCGGCAAAAGAACCTGAAGCACCGAAGGTAGGGATCAGGCCCGAGGCCGTGGCCGAAGTCCGCGCATTACCGAAAAGAGAGTTTCAGCGCTACGAGCCCCCGAAAGGCGTGATCCCTGAAGCCATCAAAAGCGCCATTCTGGCAATGGACTCCACGCCTTACGATGCCCTCAATGCTGCGTATGGCGGTTACGGCTACGGCGACTTCGAGAGCTTCCCCGGCTATCCGTACCTGGCCACTCTGGCGCAGAAACCTGAATATCGCAAGATGGTGGGCACCATTGCGGAAGAAATGACCCGCAAATGGATAAAGCTCAAAACTGTCGGCGATGAAGACAAGGCGGATCGGGTAAAACAGCTCGAAGAGGCCATGAAGCGGTTTAAGGTGCGCGAGCGCTTTAAAGAAGCCGCAGAGCATGACGGTTACTTCGGCGGCGGCCAGATTTACATCGACGTTCGTTCACCGCGGGGAATCTCCGCATGGATGGACGACAACGAGCTGCAATCGAAGCTCTTCATGAGCGACAAGAAGATCACGAAAGGCAGCCTGCAGGGGTTCAGGGTCATCGAGCCTATATGGACCTATCCGGGGATTTATAACTCCGATAACCCGCTCAGCCCGGATTTCTACAAGCCGACGCAGTGGTTTGTCATGGGACGGACCGTACATGCAAGCCGGATGATTGATTTCGTCTCGCGGCAGGTGCCTGATCTGCTGAAAGCATCGTATAACTTCCGCGGCCTGTCTCTCTCGCAGATTGCCGAGCCTTACGTCAATAACTGGCTTCGAACCCGCGACAGCGTCAGCGACATGATTCACTCCTACTCGATACCGGTTTTCGGTACGGATATGAGCCAGATCCTGACAGGTGGCGCAGCGGATACGCTGATTGCCCGCCTGCAGGTTATGAATCAGTGTCGTGATAACCGCGGGGCGTTCGCTGTCAATAATGATAAGGAAAAGCCGGAGACCGTGGAGTTTGTCAGCGCTCCTATAGCTGGCCTCGATGCCCTGCAGGCACAATCGCAGGAGCACATGTCAGCGGTTTCGAGCATCCCGCTCGTCAAACTGCTGGGCATTACTCCGAATGGCCTTAACGCAACGTCTGACGGCGAAATCCGCGTTTTCTACGACTACATTCACGCCCTGCAGCAGTCTGTTTTTAAAGACAACCTGAAGCGCGTGATGGACATCATTCAGCTCTCTGAGTTCGGCGACATTGACGATGGCATAACCTTCGACTTTGAGCCGCTGTACGAAATGAGCGCTAAAGAGCGGGCGGAAATTCGCAAAGTAGACGCTGACACGGACGCTGTCTATGTGGCCGCCAGCGTGCTCTCTGGCAACGAAGTCCGCGAAAAAATCGCCGGTGACCCGGACTCGCCCTATCACTCTCTGGACCTGAATGATGACCTCGAAATCGAAGACGACTACGACGAAGAGGAAGAGCCCACCGTGACAGCTAATGACTCGAATCAGATGAATGGGTATGCAAGTGTTAAGCCCGATGCAGAAACGGCGTCTGCCATATATTCGCACCTTGAATCTCTTGGCATAAATAATTTAATCGCCCCGAGTGACATGCATGTAACGCTCATGTACTCACGCAACAAGCCAATCACGGTAGATGCTGACCCTGTTAGGGTTTATGAGGCACAAATTAGTGGCGATATCGAAATTATGGGCAAGGAGCCTTGGCGAGCCTTGGTTATGCATCTTGAAAGCCCTGACCTGCAAAAGCGTTTTGCGGAGCTGAAGGACTCTGGTGCAGAACATTCATACCCAGAATATCGCGCTCATCTTTCCATTAAATACAACCCCGAAAATGGCGACTTGCAAAAGCTGAAAGATACTCCGCTACCCATCAAGGTTATTCGTCTGGATGGAGAGGAGTTTAAGCCAATATAGGAATTCCTGATGACCGGAAAGAAAAAGACAAAAACTATCCGGCCTATCAGGCCTAACGCTGGCGTCGAAGCATGGTACCGCCGACAGCTTGATAAGCAGGTGCAGGAAATGCAGGCATCTGTTGTCTACTGGCTGTCGGCAAACTATCGCGCCAGCGGCGCGGCTGTCGCTATGGATGAATCTCCAGCTGATGTTATGCGCAAGGCGATGAATAAGCTGGTGAAGCGCTGGACGCGGCGGTTTGATGACATGGCGCAAAAGCTGGCCGGCAGGTTCGCTAACGACGCCATGAAAAACGCGGATGCTTCACTGGCCACAGCCTTCAAAGATGCGGGGTTTACTGTCGAGTTCAAGATGACCTCGCAGATGAATAACGCTCTTCAGGCGACCATCGCCGAGAATGTCGGTCTAATCCGATCCATCCCCGAGAAGTATTTCACCGAGGTGGAAGGGCTGGTTATGCGGTCGGTAGCGCGTGGGCGCGACTTGTCCTATCTCACCGATGAACTCCAGAAGCGATACGGGATTACCCGGCGCCGCGCAGCGTTCATTGCCCGAGATCAGAACAACAAGGCTACCTCAATCGTTCAGTCCGCTCGACAGCAGGCGCTCGGAATTACCCAGGGAATATGGAAGCACTCCCATGCAGGTAAAAAGCCTCGCCAGTCCCATGTAAAAGCCAATGGCAAGCTGTTCGACCTATCGGAAGGGATGCTCATTGATGGCGAGCATATCATGCCAGGTGAGTTACCAAATTGTCGTTGCACCTGGGAGGCTGTCATTCCAGGGCTTTCAAAACAGGATTGAGCAATGAACCCCACAGAGTGCTTAGCTTTCGATCGCGCCTCTGTGCGCACCATCGACGCAAATGGCCGCCTTCAGATTTCACGAACGAATATCAGCAAGGCAAACGTCAACGCCTACTACGGACGAGAGATACCAAGAAGCGAAGAGCTTGGGCTCGATCCCAACAAACTTTACCGGCTTTGGCGTCACCCGGACGAGCTCCGGAAAGCAGCCAAAACCTTCAATAACATCCCCGTGCTCAGCAAGCACATCCCCGATTTTCCCACCGACCCGCCCAATGAATTTCGTGTTGGCGTGACGCACTCCAATGCGGAGTTTGACGGCACGTATCTCACGGTTGGTATGTCGATTTGGGATAACAGCGCGATTGCTGGAATTGAGAGCGGAGAGCAGCGAGAGCTATCTGCATCGTACAAGTACGTCGCAGACATGACCCCGGGTGTCACCCCTGACGGCGAGCCTTATGACGGCGTTATGCGTGACATTTTCGGAAACCACGAAGCGCTGGTCCCTGACGGCCGCGCAGGGCCAGATGTACTGGTCGCAGATTCATTACCACCGGAGCTTAATCACATGCGTAAACATAAGGTAGCGGCGATCCGCGCCACCCTTAAGCCACTTCTGGCGCAGGATGCAGATCTGGAGGCAGAAGTCCGCAAAGCTCTTCTGGCTCTTGATGAGGCCGAAAAGGAAGACGAAAAAGAAAACAAAACCGCCGACGACGAAGACGACGACGAGAAGGACAAGAAAAAAACGGCGGACGATGAGGACGACGAAGAAGACAAGGACAAGAAGAAAACCGCCGAAGATGAAGACGATGAAGAAGACGACAAAGTCTCCAAAACGGCGATGGACTCTGCGATTCGTCTGGCGGCCGACAGCGCAACTAAAAAGGCTGCGGAAAACTTCCGGAAAATCCGTGAAGCCGAGCAGGTTGTGCGCCCGCTGATCGGCGACGTCGTTGCCATGGACTCAGCCGAAGATGTCTATCGCACCGCGCTTGAACAGAGCGGCGTGGATATCGCCGGCGTTCACCCGTCCGCTTATCCGGCGATGGTCAAAATGGCGATCAGCCAGAAAGAAAATTCACGCCCTGTCATTGCGCAGGATTCCGCTTCCGTCAGTGAGTTCGAAAAAGCATTCCCGACCGCTGGCAAACTGAAACGAGGTTAACATGGCAGGTTTTCAGACACGAATTAACCAGTATCCGGCCCCCGGCGTCGAAGGGGCCTTTGCTGGCACCAACCCTCACGCGACCTATCAGGCTGGCGAGGGCGCTCTGGTTGCTGGCGAGGACGGCCTGACTGTTGGCCGCTTCGCCTGGGACGTTGACGGTGTGGCTTCCAATGCCGGTAGCGGTGTTCCGTCTGGCTTTGTCCATCGTGACGGTCAGGCGTCGATCACCATCTGGCTGGGCCAGGCATCCATGCTTATCCAGCCCGGCCGCGAAATCACCCTGATGGTAGCCGGTGACTTCTGGGCCAAAACGTCAACCGCTGCCACCCGCGGGCAGAAGGTTTTTGCATCCCTGACCACCGGTGAGGTGCAAGTCGCCGCAGCCGGCGCGACCGTGGCCGGTTTTATCGAGACCGCATTCTATGCCGCAAGCGATTGTGACGCTGGCGAGCTGGTCAAAATCAGCACCTGGAGCAAGTAATGAACGAATTTCAGCGACACTACGCCGCAGCCAGCGGGAAATATGGCATTGTGCTGCCCGGCGCGAAGGACTACCTGAAGCCGGAGTTTGCGGAGAATTTCGCGCTGGCGATGGATGCCCAGCCGCAAATGGTCACTGCGAATAACGCCGGCATCCCGGCCTACTTCACTAACTACGTCGATCCGGAACTTATCCGCGTTCTCGTAACGCCGATGAAGGCCGCAGAGATTATCGGTGAAGTGAAAAAAGGCGACTGGACGACGCTGACCTCGCAGTTCCCGATCGTCGAGTCGACTGGTGAAACCAGCGCTTACGGCGACTTCAACAACAACGGCATGACGTCCGCCAACGTCAACTGGGTACCGCGCCAGTCGTTCCATTATCAGACTCACACCCGCTGGGGTGAGCGCGAGCTGGACATGTATGGCGCCGGGCGTATCGGCTATGCCGCCGAGCTCAACGTGGCCTCTGCGCTTGTGCTGAACAAGTTCCAGAACAAGTCCTACTTCTACGGCATCGCCGGGCTGGAAAACTACGGTCTGCTCAACGATCCGTCTCTGAGCGCTTCGGTTACTCCGGCGGCGACTGGTTCCGGCGGTGGCGTTACCTGGGCAACGAAAGACGGGCAGGCTGTATATGACGACATTTCCGGTCGCCTCTATAAGCAGCTGGTCTCTCAGACCAAAGGCCTCGTAGAGCGCACCGATCGCATGGTACTCGGCATGTCGCCGGAAATGGAAGTCAACCTGACCAAGACGAACCAGTACAACGTGAACGTCACCGATCAGCTGAAGAAAAACTTCCCGAACATGCGTATCGAAACCGCTGTTGAATACAGCACCGCCTCAGGCGAGCTGGTGCAACTGATTGTTGAGCGTCTGGGTGAGCAGGACACCGCTTACGCAGCATTCACCGAGAAGATGCGCGCGCATGCCGTCGTGGTGGAAGAGTCCTCCTGGCGGCAGAAAAAATCCGGTGGCACCTGGGGTGCAATCATTCGTCAACCGCTGGGCATTGCCAGCATGATCGGGGTGTAACATGGCCGAAACAGTAACTGTAGGATGCAAACTGCCGAACGGCCTGATCCTGGAGCAGGGCGAGTACAAAGTGGAGCTTAACGGCTCCAATTCCTCTCGCGTTGTCGGCGGCTACGGCCTGACCGAAAACGTGGACAAGGAAGCCTTTGAGGCGTGGCTGGCAGTACATGCTGATCAGCCCTACGTTCGCAAAGAGCTGGTGTTTGCCCAGGCGAAAACCAACAGCGCCCAGGCGAAAGCGAATGAAAACGCTTCGGAGAAAACTGGTCTGGAAGGTCTGGATCAGAACAACCCGGCCCCGGGCATTGAGAAGGCGGACAAAAAATAATGGCGATCGTTGTCTTTGATGTTGCCGCATTTCGTGAGCGTTATCCGGAGTTCGATGCCGTAAGTGAAACGCTGCTTAATGCGTACTTCACGGAGGCAACGATTTACCTGAATAACACGGACAGCAGCCCGGTAAAAGATATCTCTATCCGGGCTCTTTTCCTGAACATGCTGGTTGCGCACATTGCGGCGCTGAATTCAGGCGTAAACGGCGAAAAGGCTTCTGGTCTGGTTGGCCGTGTGGCAAGCGCATCTGAGGGGTCAGTGTCAGTATCAGCTGACGCAGGGCCCTCAAGCGAAAGCTCCTGGTGGTATAAGCAGACTACTTACGGGTCAGCTTACTGGGAGGCCACAAAGCCTTACAGGACCGGGTTTTATGTCCCTGGCTCATCCCCTTCAATGTACCCGGGCCATTATAACCGTCGTTCATTCATCCGGAGGTAGCTATGGATGGAATGTCAGGCGGCGATAAGCTGATGGAGCACCTGCAGTCGATCGCAAAGGGGCTTTCCTCTGGCGATGATTTGAAGGTTGGCTTCCTTGAGGGGGCTAAGTACCCCGACGGGACGCCGGTAGCACTTGTGGCGGCTACTAACGAATTTGGCGGCACTGTAAAAATCCCGGCGCATACCCGGGATTTGAACTTTTACGTTCGCCGTGACGGCGTTTCGCGCTTCGCAAAGCCATCAAAGGCCAATTTCGCGCAGTCAGTAATGATACCCGAGCATATCGTTACGATCCCATCCAGGCCGTACTTCAGGAAGACCATTTCTGAACATGGTCCGGAGTGGGGCGGAGAGCTCGGGAAACTCATGAAGGCAAACGATTTTGACGCCCGCAAAAGCCTGGCGCTGATGGGTGAGCGGATCAAGGGGCAGATTCAGTCGTCAATCATCGCCTTTTCTGAGCCGCCGAACGCAAAAAGCACGGTCGACCAAAAGGGGTTTGACGACCCGTTAATCTGGTCAGGGCATATGCTGAACTCGGTCGACTACGAGGTGAAAGAGTGAATCTTCATTCCATAGTGCGAAACGCCATTAGCGCGGTTAATCCTCGCGTTGAGGCGCAGATTTACCGCTCGATCGGACCAATCAAAAACCCGGATTACTCGACCTCTCCAGGTTTCGCGCCGCCGGTAACGATGATGGTGCAAAAGCAGGCGCTGAGTCAGGCTGATATCAGGCACATGGATAACATGAATATCCAGGGTGTGCTGGTCAGTATCTGGACGGATGGCAACTGGTGCGGGATTAACAGGGATCGGCAGCAGGGCGGCGATAAGTTCGTTATCGGCAATGAAACGTGGCTGGTCGTGGATGTGCCTGAAATCTGGCCGGACTGGACGAGGGTTATCGCATGTCAACAATTGACGTAGGCCTGCAGGTCACTGAAAGCGATCTGTTTAAGGCGACTGGCGATTTCCTTTCTGTCCTCTTCCCGGATTCAGAGATCACGCAGACTCAGCAAAATCAGACCCCCATGCCGAAAGGCGGTTTCATTACTATGACGCCGCTTTTTCTGACGGACCTCTCAACCAGTGCTGTCAATTACGAGTATGACGGCGTGAGTGATTACGGGCGCGCAGAACTTCGCCGCGTTGATGAATGGCAATGTCAGCTCGATTTCTACGGAGATCAGGCGCAAAACAATGCCACCATCTTTTCGCGCATTGCCCGCTCCGAATTCGCATGCACCTGGTTCAGGGAAAACGCAAATGTCCTGGTACCGCTTTATTCCGGCCCCCCGCGGCAAACCTCGATGATCAACGGCGAGAAACAGTGGGAATCCCGCTGGACGCTTGAATTCCACGCAAACCCGCTGATTGTCGTCAGCGTTCCTCAGCAGTTTATGACAGGCGCAGATGTGATATCGCAGCCGGTCGACGTGAGATTTCCTCCGGAGAAATAATAAATGGCAATTTCGCTATCAAAAATCGCCCAGATGCTTCCCGGCGTACTGAAGGCGACAGGGACAGCTATTGATCTCAATGGCCTGTTCCTGACCGACAGCGCATACGCGCCGGTTGGTGCAGTACCCTCATTTTCCAGTGCGGATGAGGTAAAGGCGTACTTCGGCAGCGCGTCGATTGAGTACACCGCCGCGGTGCTGTATTTCGCCGCATTCAACGGTAAAACACAGATGCCTGGCAAGCTGTATTTTAGCCGATTCAATACCGCAGCAGTGGCGGCATTCCTTCGTTCCGGATCGCACGCAGCGACCACGCTGGCACAGCTCAAGTTGCTTTCTGGTACGTTGACTCTGACAGTTGACGGCACGGAGGAGACTTCTGCGGCTATCAACCTCAGCGGCGCCACCAGTTTTGATAACGCGGCAGAGCTGATTGAAACCGGCATTGGCTCCTCGGTTGTAGTGACCTGGGATAGCGTGCTGAAGAAATTCATCATCACCTCTGCCACCACAGGCGTGGATAGCTCCATTACCTTTGCCGATGAAGGTACGCTGGCCACAGGTCTTAAACTGACCGAAGCGACCGGCGCGGTTATCTCTCAGGGTGCGGCACCGGCAGTGGTTGACGATATCTTTACTGCCATTCTGGCCAAAGAGCAGGACTGGGTAACATTCTCCACGACGTTCGCTGTCACCAAAGACCAGGCTAATGCGTTTGCGCTCTGGACAAACAGCCAAAACCACCGCTTTGCCTATGTCCCATGGGACGCATCAGGAACGGCAATCGTGGCGGGAAGCTCGAATGCACTGGTGTACGACATCATCAACACCTACGCCTATAACGACACCTGCCCGGTGTATGGTTACCCGAACCACGCAGCAAGCGCGATGGGGTTTGTGGCCGCGCTGAACTTCACGCAGGCCAATGGGCGCTGTTCGCTGAATGGTCGTCAGGTGTCCGGCCTGTTGCCGATGATCAGTAACGATACTGATTACGAGGCGGCCAAGGCCAACGGTTATAACTTCTACGGCAACTATGCCTCGAATGCGGTCGAAACCAACCAGTGGGCACCCGGCTCTATTACCGGTGATTATGCGTGGCTTGACGCATGGGCAGGTCAGGTATGGGTAAATGCTCAGCTTCAGGCGGCTCTCGTTGCGCTGTTCCAGCAGGCGAGCAATCTGCCTTACGCAGCAGCCGGGAAAGCTCGTATTGAGTCGTGCATGAAGCCGACCATTGAGCAATTCAGGGCATGGGGTGGCATGACTGCAGGCACCGATCTTGACCAGTCGCAGATCGACCAGATTAACGCCATCGCTGGCGTCGATGTTACGGATTCGCTTCTGGCTGAAGGGTATTACGTCTATATCGGCCCGTTCACCCCGGCAATGCGCGCCGCGCGTACCAAGCCAACGGTTTACTTCTGGTACACCGATGGCGGGATCATCCAGGGTATCACCGTTAACAGCGTGGAGGTGCAGTAATGGCCGGTCAAAATATTACGTCGGCAGACGCCATCATTGAGCTGGTAATCGCTGAACTCTACCCATCCGGGTTTAACCTGGAGCAGTTCGAAGCGCAAAACATCTTCGAAATGGGTGATACCGACACGGCAGAGTACCAGCGTACTGCTGACGGTAAACTGCTGGGTGGTTTTGTTTATGGTGATCTGCCGTGGACTTTCCATCTGGCGGCATCATCCCCGTCGATTAAGTACATCGACAACTGGCAAACCACGCAGATGACCACGCGGTCTGTGCTGCGTGTCAATGGGACGGTGATCCTGCCATCGCTGGGCAAAAAGTACATCATGACCAACGGTATCCTGCAGCGCGCGCGCCGTATGCCGTCTGCCGGCCGTGTTCTTCAGCCGGTAACTGGACTCATCCAGTGGGAAACTGTCACCCCGGCAGACTACTCAGCATAAAAAAATAAGCCCGGCTAGGTCCGGGCTTTTTTATTCCTGCAATACCCCGCGCTTCACACGCGCACATCACAACACAGAACCTTTCAGGATGACCCTTGAGGATACCGGTTTGGCTATCGGTGCCTTTCTGTGGGCCGGATTCCTGTGTGACAAGGTTCATCACTAAAAGGTAATACCGAGATGTCTAATATCATCCCCATGAATTACGATGACCGTTCATTTCCTTTTACGGCTGACTGCTGGTTCAATGCCACGGTTGCCGCAAAGCATCACGGCAAGCTACCAAAGGACTGGCTAAAGACTGAGGCGACAAAAATTTATATCGCCGAATTGGCTGAGGAGCTTGGAATTGCTGGCTCCGGCGTAAAAGAGGATTTTTCTCCCCTTTTAGTCAGAGTGGAGAAAGGGCGAAACGGCGGGACCTGGCTTCATCCGGAGTTGGCGGTGGAGTTCGCCCGCTGGTTGTCAGTAAAATTCGCCCGAGCCTGTGACCGACACATTAAAAATCTGCTACTGAGTAAAAACTTCCAGCTCACTGAAGATCAAATTGTCGGCCTGATGGTCTGTCAGCAACCCACCTCTTGGGAAAAACGATTTAAAGACCCGTTCTACCAGGCGCTGTCGAAAATGTCCGGCCTTCCTTACTTTGGTCATGTCGGTGGTTGCCCGGCGCTGTTCGGTCAGATCACCGCCCGGTGGGTGTACGGTGTCGCACTTCCCGATTATGTCTATCAGGCAGCAAAACAAGCAGCGGGCGACAGCAGAGAGAAGATTCACCAGCACCTCAAGCCTGATGCGCTGGATAAGGTCGAGCAGCAATTGATCGCCGTTACCAATATCGCGAATTGCAGCATTGACCAGAAGGACTTCGAAGCCCGCTGCATGGCTGCGTTCCCCGTTAAGGGGCAAATGAAGTTGCTGTATGCGGCGGCGTGACCATGAATAACCGAATCGTTGAGTGTGCCTCCAGAGCGGGGCGCGACTTCTCAGAGTTCATGACTGGCGAGAAGAACATGATGGAGGCGCTGCGTTCTGCTGAAGAGTTCACCGAGCAGTTACGCATTCACGGCTGCGTTAATCACCATTTCGTCAATTTCATGATGATGAAAGCGATCATGAAGGTATTTGACGACTTGCGCCGAGAGGAGTTGCGGGAAGAGCGACGACGCAAGCGTGAAGAGAAGAAGAAATAAGCCCGCCGCGGTGGGTTTTTTATTGCCAGATCACTCATTCAGGAAACAAAAATGGCTCGTAAAAGTATCGTATTCACGGTTGAAGCAGATAACCGTGACAAGGGTAAGCAGTTCAAAATCACCGAAATGCCGGCAAGAAAGGCCGAAGAGTGGGCGATCCGCCTGGCGTGTGCCGTAATTGGCGCCGGCGTTACCGTTCCCGACAATATGATGATGGCCATCAGTGCTGCGGTGGCGCCGGCCCCAGCCGAGGATAACGCAGAAGCTCGCGAGCTGTATGAAAGCGTGATGGCCAGCGGCATGGCAGGTCTCGCTCAGTGGGGTATTACTTCACTGGCTAAAGTTCCGTTCGCACAGTCTAAGCCTCTGCTTGATGAGTTGCTTGGCTGCGTGAAATTCCTCGGGGGTAACGGTATCGAGACAGCGCTTGTTGACGAAGGGCAGATCGAAGAAATTAGCACCTGGTCGCGCCTGAAAATCGAAGCCTTCAAACTCCATATCGCTTTTGTAGCAGCCACCGCAAGTTAGAAATCCCCTTATCCGTTCCTGAAGATTCAGATCGCGGCTTCATACAGTATGCGAATGTACCGCGCACTATTGCCGCGGTGATCTCCGGGAAGATGGCGACACTCCACGAGCTGGACACCGTATACAGCGTCCAGGATATGTGGTGGCTGATTGAAATAATGACCGTGGATAACACCAACAGAGCCATAGCAGCGGAGAGTGATCATGGCAGCAACGGTAATTGACGCCCTCCTGATTACGCTGGGCCTTGATACGTCTGACTTCCGTAAGGGGCAGAAAGACGTTAGCGACGACCTCAAGAAGCAGCGTGAGGATGCGAAAAAAACCGCCAAGGAAATGGCGGAGCAGGGGAAAAAGGCAGCAGCATTCTTCGGCAGCATAAAGACGGAGCTGCTGGCACTGACTGGCGTTACCGTCACTGCCGGCGGCCTGATGAGCTTTGTGAAAAGCACTACTTCAGGCCTGATGGAATTGTCCGTTCAGGCTAAAGCGTTAGGGATGACAGCCAAAGAGCTAGATGGCGTAGGCAAGGCGGCAGAGGCGGCCGGTAGTTCCGTAGAAAAAATTAACGCTGCTTTGCAGGGGTTTCAATCAGCAAAGGAGCAGGCTAAAAGTGGGGTATATAATACACCTGTTACAGAGGCTGCGATCAGACTCAACTCATTGACACATGATAGTTTCAATGTGAGAGACGATTCTGTACAAACCACGTTCAGGAAAATACTGGAGTCGGCAAGGAAAGTTACCGATCCAGATATTCGCCGTCAAATTCTTCAGTCCGTAGGCATTGACGATGCGGTTAACCAGCGCAACCAGGAAGGGCAATTCCTGCCTGACGTTGATCGCCTGACTAAAAGCTCCGGCATTACAGATGCCTCAACCAAAGGCGCAAAGGAATTTACAGCCGCATGGGCGGAATTAAACCAGAGCCTCGAAACCACAAAAAACCAGTTTTACACGTTCCTTATTCCGTATGTGCGCGACTTTAACGTTGTGCTCCGTGACCTTTCCAACTGGATGAAGTCACATCCTGAGGAGATGAAACAAAAAGTCGATGCTTTCTTTGGTGCAATTGAGAGCGGCGCAAAGATGGCAGATAAAGCAGCGCAAGCGGTTGGGGGTTGGGAAAACGCGATAAAAATAATTATCGGGGCGTCGGTTGGCGGAAAATTGCTATTCTTTCTGACAAATTTATCCAAATCCCTATTGGGTTTAGCGAGAATAACCCTTCCTGGTTGGCTCGTTGCCGCTGCGGGGCTTAGCGCGGCAGATAAAGTTGACGATCTTAATCAGAAAGCAAAGGAAAGTGGTGTTGATGTTGGCACCTATCTCGTCGGAAAAATGAAGGAAAAGCAAAAAGAAAACGCAGAAGCCTTCGATAAGCATTTTGACTATTCCCCATCGGGAATGGAATTATCTCCGCAGCAGCAGGCAACGCAGAAAATGCTGGATGCAGTTAAGTTTCAGCCGCTTCCTGAACAGCGCGGGCAGCAGCAGGATGAGAGAGACTACTGGGAAAGCACCAAAAATCTCCTTTCAAAAATCGCTGACGCCCTGATCTCTCCAGCTGGCGCGGCGACAATGCAGCCAGATACCTCGGGATACCAGCCAAACGTCCCGCTTAACGCGCAGGCCGCTCGCCTTGGCGCCAAAGGAAAGGCATTTCTTCAGGCAATGGCTGGCGAATTCGGGGCGCTGGAAGGTAAATATGACCTACCTGCCGGTCTGCTGTCTTCGGTAGCTGCTACTGAATCAGGTGGTGACCCGTTCGCAGTATCCCCCAAAGGAGCAAAAGGCCCATTCCAGTTTATGGATGGTACTGCCAGAGACTTGGGTTTGAAGGGGATGGACGTTTATGACCCCCACAAGTCAGCTGATGCCGCTGCAAGATACTTGCGCTTTCTGCTGGACGCTACTGGTGGCGATCTGGAGAAAACCCTTGCTTCCTACAACTGGGGGCTCGGAAACGTCCAGAAAAAAGGCATGGATAACCTGCCGTCGGAAACTCGCAATTACGTCCCTAAAGTCATGGCCGGAATGCGCCCCGGCGCCGGGATGGCCGTAGACCGCGCGATGCCCGGGCAGTCCGGTGCGACTTATCAGTTTTATGGCACCAAAATCACCACCCAGGCCCAGAACGTGGAACAGCTTACCAGCGACATCAAAAAGCACGGCGACAACCGTGTCATGCTTTTGGCTGGCTACTCAGGACAATAACTCATGTCGTTTTCTCTGAATGTCTCGACAGTGCTATCCGCCATTCAGGGAGGAAGCCTGTTATCCGTCCTTAACAGCGCCCTGTCGCCAACTTACCGGATCACCTATAACACCGTTGACGAGTCGCTTTTGACGGCTGCAGCCGGTCAGGAGGTTTTCGCTCCTTCCGGCTGGGTTAGCGTTGATCGCTACGGTGATGCGGCAGTGACTAAGGGGCCAGTAGAAAAGGGCCGGTACACGTCCTACAACAAAGTGAAACAGCCGTCTGAACTCAGGATCATTTTAGCCCTTGAGGGATGGACGGCTTTTTCCGGGTCACTGCCTAACCTGACCAATTTCTCTTTGCTGAGCCGGAACAATTTCATTCAGAAACTGGATGAGATGAAAAACACGGCCAGCACCTACAACATCGAGACGCCGGACACGGTGTATTACAGCTACGACCTGACCCACTTCGATTATTTTGTGGGGTCATATCGCGGGCAGACGTTGTTGATGGCGAACTGCACTTTCGAGGAGATCATGGACGGCGGGGAGGTCATGCTTTCAAATGCTGTGATTGAAGGGCCGCCGACCAGCAACGCGAAAACCAACAATGGCGCCGCAGCCTCAACGCAGGTGATCACTGGGGCAACGAAAGAGGTGACATTGAGCGATGTTAAGAATGCCTGGTCAAGTGCAGACACAACCTTATCAGACGCTCTACAGACTACAGGGGCGGCGATTGTATCTAACGTTAACTCGGCGGCCGAGTCGGTATCTAAGGCGTGGGACAGCTCTTCTACTGCAGTTTCTAAGCAGATAAAAAGCACCGTCTCCGACTTTCTGGGAAAGGTGATGTGACATGCAGGAAATTAGCTTATCACCGTCACTATCCCAAAAGGTGTATGTCACGCTTGGCGGCCAGAACTGCGCCATCAAGCTTCATCAGCGCTCAACCGGGTTTTACGCCGATCTGTATGTCGATGACAAGCCGATATTTCAGGGCGTTCTCTGCCTGAACTGCGTTTACCTGGTTCGGTATAAATATCTGGGGTTCAGTGGCGATCTGGTTTTCGTTGACTCGAAAGGTACAGCCGATCCCTATTACGACGAAATCGGCACCAGATTCAAGCTGTATTATGCGACCAGCAGCGAGGTTGGCAGATGAGTTACAAGGAGAGAGAACTTACCGTATCGTTCACGCTGGCTAACGGTACGTTTGACGGCGACATTGGCGACACTTTGACTGTTAAAGGTTTCAAGTGTGAAGCTGCTATATCTGCCTTTGGCGGCGCTACGGGTACGGTACTCGAACTTAGCCTCTGGGGACTCTCCCTGGAAAACATGTCAAAGTTGACAACTAACGCGCAAAAGATAGTCGCTTATGCGCAGAACTCAATTGTCGTTTACGCCGGCGACACCCGTGTTTTTTCCGGGTCAATAACATCTGCCAGGATTAACCTGAATCAGATGCCGGATGCGCCGATTGAGATAACCGCGGCGGCGGCCGGCAGGGAGCGCCTGATCCCATGTGAGCCTACATCCATTCGCGGCGATGCTGATGTTGCTGATATGATTCGTGCTCTTGCCTTTAAGGTTGGATTAAAGTTCGTTAACGTGGACGTTAAGGCTACTCATCGAAATCCATATTTCGATGACAATGCAATAATTCAAATATTAAAAATTGCGGCGGCACATGATATCTCTGTTGACATAGATTTTGGCACTGTCACAATTTATACAGGTAAAACACCGTCGGATTCAGTTGTTCCTTTAATTTCGCCAGAGCATGGACTTATTGGGTATCCAATATTTTATGAGATGGGTATTAACTTTCGCTGCATTTATTCACCGGCGCTAAAATTGAATACGAAGATCATCCTAGATCGGAAGAGCGTCGT